GAAATCGTACCACAGATTCAAGCACTTCCTGATGCACCTGAAGGCAGTGTTAGGGATGGAAATGTGTTGGAAGAAGCGCAAAGCGGTGACTTCGTGCTTTGTAGAACAACCATGCCACTGGTTAGACTGTTTTTTCAATTCATTACTCAACATAAAAAAGCCGTTATCAAAGGCAGTGATATAGGTAATAATCTGATAGAACTCATTGGAAAAATAAATAATCTGGATAAACTCATATCGTATTGGGAAAGCGAACTCGCTGCGTTCAGAAAAGATTTACTGAAAGAAGGTATTCTCGACCCCAAGGAACACACGGGATACGCTGCGCTTGAAGATAAAGTAGACACTCTTTTATTTCTGGCACAGATATCGGATAGCGTAATAGATTTAAAAAATAAAATAAAAATGATATTCACTGACGAAATTCAGGGAATTGTCTTGAGCACCGTTCATAAAATCAAGGGACTGGAAGCCGATAGGGTTTTCATTATCAGACCCGACTTATTACCGATGCAGACACCCAAGGCATGGCAAGCCATGCAGGAGAAAAACTTGCAATATGTTGCGATAACTCGTGCTCGTTTAGAACTCATCTATGATAATAATTGGCATGATGAAAAATAGTTACTTTGACAATACATGTGCTAACTTTTTATTTGTTTGATGTATTTATGTTAAATAATATATAATGGGATATATTTATTCATTAGTTGACCCTCGTGATAATGAGGTAAAATATATTGGTCAAACGAGATTCGATTTAAAAAAAAGATATAATGAACATCTAAGAAATTCTAAATATCAAGCAACTAAAAATCATAATGTTTATTGTTGGATAAATGAATTAAAATGTGATGGTTTAATGCCAATAATTCAAGAAATTGAAGAAATCGGTGTTGAACAACTAAATGAGAGGGAGAAATATTGGATTTCACAATATGATTGTGAATTGAAAAACATGACCGTTGGTGGTGATGGAATAAGATATATTAATAAAAGAAAATTTTCTGAAGCACATAAAAAGAAAATTGGTGATTCTTGTAAGGGCGATAAACACTATAACTATAATAAACCCGCAAAAAACATTAAATCAGTTTTAATGTTTAATTTAGATGGGAATTTCTTAGAAGAATTTTCATCAATTAAAATTGCGTCAGAATCAACAAAAATAAAACTATCAGGAATCAGTAATTGTTTGAATGGAAGGAGAAAATCGGCTGGTGGGTATTTATGGATTTTTAAAAATGAATTCACTGATGAAACCCTGAAAAAGAAAGTTTTAGATTCAAAAAATCATCCATCAAATAAAAGAAAAAGTATTAGTGTTTTAAAAATTGATGTTGAAACAAATGAAATTGTTGAGGAATATCAATCATATAAAGAAGCTGCCAGAATGAATAAGACATCAGATGCAACAATAAAATATGTTTGTGTTAAAAGCAAAACACATATATTTAATAATTATTTATGGAAATTAAAAACGTCATGAAAGAAAAAAGTATTGATGAACTCGAAAAGGAACTCGAAGACCTGAGAGAAAGTAATAAAGGTGCGTGGGAAATGTGGGGTAGTGAACTTTGTGCTGGTCACATGGAACGTCAAGAAGCCGCACTAAAAAAAGAAATTCTGAAAAGAAAGGGCGAATTAAAAGAAAAACCCAAACAATTTCTTGCGTTGGCTGATGATTTATTTCAACCGTTAAGAAAAGGTGATAAGAAATTAACTATTCGTAGAGGAAGAAGGGACATCGAACTCGGAAGTCTGATATTTGAAGGCACAAACGATAAAACACTTTGGGAAGAAGTTGAAGTCGTTGAAGTCAGATATTTGAGAATATCTGATGTATCGAAGAAATTATGTCAATCCGATGGTTTTAAAAACTGGGTCGATTTTTATCAGGGTATGAAAAAATATTATCCTGATTTAGATGTTAGTGAAGAATGTACGGTAATAAAATTTAAATAATATGGAATGGATAGTTAAAATAGAAGACGAGAAAAACCAGAGAATCAGATTTGAATTCGTACCACTGGAAGAAGAACTCAGGGTTTATGGTGAATATAATATCGGTGGGAATCGATGGAAAGTATTTAGTGAAGCCGAAAAGAAATTCGTTTCGGAATTTGAAGGACAGAAAAACCACCACAAAATTCAATTAAATGACCTGCAAAAAATGATGGAATGCGTTGTAATTGATATGAGACCTCGTATTGAAGAATACGAAAACCTTAATAAAGGATTTACCGTCTTAAAAGAAGTAGCTTTTAAGGAAGAAGATTAGTCTGGTGCTATAACAAAAAAAGGTGGTCAAATTTGACCACCTTTTTTTATATTTTTTCAGTTATTGATTACTGTAAGTCACCAATTCCGAAAGTCTGAAGACCATCGCAATAGATACGTCCATAGTAACGGTTCAATACCATCTTCTTAGCGTAACGAGTCATGATACCACGAATCGGAGTAAAGTCGAATGGATTGTACATTACAGGAGTAAGCTGCATTGGTACGTAAGGAGCGTAGATGTAACCTGTTTCAAGGATACTTGTTCCTTTATGACCAACTAATACTGTATTAGCAGGAGCATAAGGGTCACGGTATACTAAGTAACGTCCACTAAGTGTACCGATTTTCTCGATACCCATGTTGTACTTATCCTGCTCAGGAGCAGCATTAGATACGTGGAAGTACTCAAGGTCATCAAATACAGCAGATACTTCAGGAGAAACAACTACCCAAGATGCGCCACCACGGAGGGTTGCCTTGTGAATTTGTGCCGAAATCTGGTTGATTTTAGTAACCAACGTCTGATTCCAGTCCTTCTGTACGCCATAATATGCACCACCTGTAGGTTGCTTACGGAGTCCGTTATAGTCCCAACGTGCAGTCCAAGCTGCGCCTCTTCTGAGGTCACGGAGAATCTCACGGTCAATCTCAGCAGCCATTTGCTCTGACAATAAAGCAGTAAGTTCTGCTTCAGCATCAATGTTATGGAATGCTGACACGTCCTGTGCCAATTCAGGTGTCCACATAGCACGCATTTTACGTGTTTCAACAGAAACAGTAACTTGGTCTAATTGGAAAGTAACTTCAGCCATTCTTGAATCTTCTTCAAGGTCTGAATATGTTCTGTATGTTACGGTGAAAGTAACTGCACTTGTAGCAGCACTCATAGCTTGGTATCCACCAGCACCAGCATATTGTACGTCAACTAAGAGTTTAAGAACTCCGTCTTGGTTAACAATTGCCTGTCCGTACTTCTGAACCTTAACGTTGAAAGGAAGACTTTCGCCAGCAGCTTTGCTTTCCTCTGTGTAAGGTGAAGGAGCGTTGAATGCTGTATCAGCAACAACTTTCAATCCAGCAAGGAAAGACTCGGTATCCATAGGAACACCAGTTGGTCCAACCAATTTACCTTCAGAAGTGCTGTAGATTCCACCAACATGAACTTCGATGAATTTATCAACACCATTTGTCCAAGTCTGAGCAGTAGTACTACCAGTTACAACAGTGATGTCGCCTTTTGAACGGTCGAATAACGAAGTTCCTTCTTCATCATACTGAGTTGCATAAAATGCATCGTATAATGAACGCTCTTCGAACTGAGTTCTTGCGTTAGCAGCTTTATCAGCAGCGTTTCCATAAGCACCATCAGGTGAAGTATGAACACCACCAGCTTGCTCTGCCCAAGGAGCAGTTGTAGAGTCAACTCTAACACTTGCTTTTGGGTTGATGTAATATAACTTACCGATAGGCAAGTTGAGTGCCTGTACAGACACGATGTCATTTGCAAGAAGTTTTGCAAATACCCTACGGATTACAGGGAAAGCAACGGTTTCGAACTGTCCACTGTTTGTTGAATCCGAAGACTCGTTAATCATGTGTGACAATTGGTTTTCGAAAAGCTGTGCGCAATTCTCTTTTACGTTTCCTTCCAATCCTTCTAACAGACCGATTTTTTCCCAACGGTTTGTTGTTATTTCTCTTTGTTCACGGAGTTGTTTTAATCCAATATTACCAACATCCGCACTTTCAGTTAAAAATCCCATTTTATTAATGTTTTTTGATTTTACTTAATTATTTTTTTGCTTCCTCTGCCTTCGATAGTCTCAATAAGCCTCTTCATTTTATTGATGTGCTCATTGTTTTCGTAAGCAGTAACTTCTTTTGCTTCATCAAGTTTCTTTGAAGAAGGTGCAACGGAAGCACTCACCTTATCTTCAAGGTTTTCAGTTAAAGTCCTTTTGTCTTTCTTCATTTCAGTGAGGATAGACTTGTACTTATTCTGTGATTCAGCAATAGTATTCACCTTCTTAAATTCGTTGATGATACTGATTTTATCTTTTTGGGTTAATGACAGACTTTCATTTACCAGTAAGTTATTGACATGAGCCAAATTACTGTTGAAAACAGCCATTTCCTTTAAATGATTGCGATACTTTTCGAGTGCACCTTTGTACTGCTCAACTAAAGTCGTTACGGATTGCTTATATTTCTTGGTTTCGTTTAATTTCTTAGTTAATTCTTTGTTTTCTTTAATTAAACTACCAATCTTCTTGTCTTCGCCTTCGTTTTTCATTGCATCACGCAATCTGTTCTCTTTACCGTAATTGGTATGATTATGAGAACCAGTTTTTCTTGCGTTATGATGTGTTTGAGTGTGTTCGAGATTTTCATCAACTTCTTCCTCATTCACTTCACCACCTAAAACGGCTTCAACATCATCACGAGTGATTTCCTCATCTTCTTCGTCAATCATCGCAGTGGTCGGACCACCCAGATTAACTTCGTTCGCACCTTTACCACCGTGTTTTTTTTGCTCGTCAACTTCTTCTTCATCGATTAAACTTTGTGTCGGTCCACCGTGTGCACGTTCAGGGCTATTAGCTCCGTCACCACCACGATTTTTCATTTCATCAAGCATTTCATCGATTTGTTTTTTCATTCCAACGAGTTTAGTATAAGCGATTCCGTCATCTTTACCAGCTTTGGGTTTCTCAGCGTCAGTACCAGCAGCAAGGTCTTCATCGAGACCTTCCATGTTAGCGATTTCGCTTTCGATTTCATCCATAGTGATAACTTCGTCATCTTCTTCAGCATTTTCTAATGCAGTACCTACACTACTTGCATCAAGTTCTGTTATGTCGAACTCTTCCTTGATTTGAGTATCATTAGCGAGACTCTCTTTCTTAGTAGTTGGTTCTTCAACGAATGTATCACCGTCTTCGGTTTTACCATCCGCTTTATTAGGAGTATCGGTTTCGATATCTCCCATGAAATCCTTATCACGTTCCTCTTTCACTACATCAGGACCGTTCTCAGGAGCTTTTTCTTCAAAAGGTTTACCCAGTTTTTTGGCTTTACCTTCTTCTTCTTTTACGACCTTCTTGGTCTCTTTTTCATTTTTCATAACAGATTCTTTGTTTGTTTCAACATCGTCTTTGTCAGACTCTTTACCCTCGTCTATTTTTCTGTAAGACTCTTTTTTGGGTTTATTTTTATTATCGATTTCCTCTTTCAATAGTTTATTGAATTCATTAGGAAATTCATCAGCTAATTTTTTCTTAGCATTAGCACTGGCAGCTTCCATGAGTTCTTTATACTCGGCAACCGCTTCTTTAATTACAGATGTCTTTTTTTCTTTTGTCATATCTTTAACTTAAAGTCGTATCTAATACCATTAATTTTTTATATAAATACATTCCTATTGCGAAAAAGTATAATTTTTAATAAATTCCAGTTATTTTTTCTTGCATATTAGGAATTTTATCCTTATATTCCAGCGTTATAACAAGAACCTATTTAATGCCGAATTAACCTTATTATCCTCATTCTCTTCAAGATATATCCCGTTTTTCTTCACATAGCTCTCACCAAAAGACGTATCTCCCTTTTGTTCAGGAAACAGATACGCACCCGGGGTACTTGGAGTAGCAACGAGGTCAAAACCAATTAATTCGAAATCATCTTGAACAAGATTTTCACCATTTATCTCTTTTAATGTACCGACACCACGACTGGAAATTCCAAGTCTTATTTTATTCTGGAGATACAATACTATTTTATCACCAATAACTGATACTATTCCCATGTTGATATACCCCGGAGACACAATGAGTTTCAGTTGACCATATAAAATGTTTTCTTTATCACCAGTTCCCCACCACATCTTGGTTATCATGTGCGAGATATTCTGTAATGAAATGATACTACTGTCGGGATGGTCGGCTTCTGAAACCGCACTATTATTTTGGATTTGGTTTTGGTATTCGTTTACCTGTTGTAATAATACTTCCTTGGGGTAGATACGACCGTTTTTATTTTTTACGCCCCATTTCTGTAGAATACAATTAATAAGCACGGGTTCATTAGGTTTTAATTCAAAATTTTCATTCAGAATACCTTTATCGGTTTCATTAGTTACGAAACCCGCATCATGTTCTATGAGAATACCGAAACCAGTGTCTCCCGCTTGTAATATCTTGCTCATATTGAAATTCTTTTTTATATAAATAGTTTAATCAACCATTTTATTCTCAAACAACATATCAGGATAACTATTGGAATAGTTATCATCATCAGAAATACTGATATTCTCTATAAACATATGCGTTTCAATTTTATCTAAGACCTCGGTCAGCGTTTCATTCACTTCCCTCAGTGCTTCCATTTTTGTCATTTCGTGATTCTTTTATTTTAATTATTTGATTTTGAATGGTTTCGAGTTTTTTCATTATTTTATCGGATTCCACCCTACCGATTCTTTCACTCCAACTAAGTAGTGATGATACACCATTAAGTACTCGTAGTGTTTCTTTCTCGCTTTCCATCCATTGACGACTTCTATCCTCTTCACGTTTAAGCATTTCTGTTCTCAGTTTTTCGAGCGTTTCATTGTGTTCTTTTCTAAGAACATCTATTCTTGCAGCATGTTGTTGTTGTAGCAACTTCATTTCCGCTGTTTTTCTGTTACTGGCTCTCAGACAGTGATATAGTGTTCCAAGTAATAACAGTGTTACTGCCAGAAACAAATAGAAAAACGGATTCAACCAAATTGATGTCATTTATAATGTGTTTTCAGTATTGTGATTTTTCTTTAACATAAATAGTCAGAAGTATCCAATAAAAAGAGAATATTTTTATATTTTTTAATGTGAGGTATTTATATGAAAAATCATACATGGCACACAGCACGACAAAGGTTAATGGGAGTGTGATTCTGGTTGAACCAAACATAATGAATGGTAACGAGAATCAAACCAATACTGTTCCACAATATCAGGACATGTATATCTTCGCTGAATTAAAAGCAACACGTAAAGGCAGGACAGTTATAATTAATAATAAGGTGAGTGACGAATTTACTGCCGATTTCGGAACCGTCAATTTTATCGGTGTTAATCAAGACAAAAGTGCTGAAAATCCGAATTACCTGAATTTCACGACAAACTATTACGATGGAAGTGTTGGTAATAGAACCCAATACGAAGGTTTTGGTATTACTAATATCAAGATGCAAATGAATTCCTCGTATATTCCCAAAGTCAGTATTCAGTTCGTTGACATAAGAGGTCTGGCTTTTTTTAATCAAGACGATTCACCGTATAGAATGTTGTTTGATTTTCCCCCACCAATATTTCAACTCACGGTTAAAGGATATTATGGAAAACCGTTAACGTATAGGCTTCACCTCGTTAAATACACATCGGAATTCAGTTCGAGTAATGGTAATTTTACCATTGATGCGGAATTTGTTGGGGTGACATTTGCGCCACTAACCGATGTTCTATTTAAATATATTCTAAACACACCATTAATTGAGTTAGGCGGTAATATGTCCTCAGAAACAGGTGAGCCACCACAAACCACGTATGAATTAATTCTGAAATTACAATCGGTATACGCTAAGATAGGTAAGATGTTGAAATCCGATAGTGAAACGATTGAATTACGAGAAATTGAAAATGATTTGGTGAAAATCGATATTGTTGATGAATTAATACAAGGTTATAAACAAAACGAAGTGCTGGTGAATGCTGGTACACCTTATCTTGCCAGAAGAACACCACAAAAACCAACAAATTTTGTTGAACTCGTTAAAACCGATAATAGAGAAAGTGATTATTTCGTAGAAATTAGAGATATCAGAGAATTTAATTCCGAAATCGCAAAACAGCAATCAAGTAATAATACTAATAATAAAACCGAAAGACTGTTTGTGGCGTATGCGGTTTCAAGCAATTTAAAATCAGCACCAGAAATACCACCGTTTCCCGAACCATTAACAGCCAGTACAAGTATTCTGGGTAATGTATGGGAGTTCCCGTCTGCGAATCAGGCAGCATATTTTTATGCCCTGAATAAGTACAAAGAAAGACTATTAGGTGAAAACCTGTCCTCGATAGAAATCACTGAAGCCGATATTAAATCGCCAGAAGAGTTCATACTGAACTCAAATTTAAAAACACAAGAGGAAACCAGAACCAAATATTATGGTATGGAACTCACGGATTTCTACTACGGCATATATAAACAAAAAGGTAAACTACTTAAAAGAAAAGAAGAACTTGCACAAGATGTTGCGGATAAAATAAATGCTGCTCTCATGCAGGAACTCGGAATGCTGCCTTCTGTGTATAATGTTATGGAAATCATATTAAATGATGTTGACAAGTTTTTTGAAATACTGAAAATAACAGCAGTTAATGCTCATCATTCACACAATGAAGATGAAAATAAGAGTCGTATATTAAGTGATAGCACATATGGTGAGAAAAGCAACACCAGTACAATATATCCTTTCCCGCTGATAATCGAAGGCAATGATAATTCCAAGCAAAGAGTAGCACCCATTGAATTAAGTAAAATCATTGAGTTCCCTGAATTAGACTTAGTTGACAATTTCATTAATACTTTCTTACTTCAGGAAAGATGGGAAGAACAATATAATCTGAGAAATAATCAGGGTGATGACGGTCTGAATTATTGGATTCCAATAGCACCTATTGATTCGGTTCTTGGTGGTTCAAGCCCTACAAGTCCATATCTTGGACTCAGTAATAATGTGAGGAACGATATCTTAAAAATATTGTTGCAACGCTATTACATATTTTCTCAAGGCGTATTACCGTATACAATATATCCATCATTTACTGACGGAAAAAAAGAAAGGTTAGATGAAATATCTAAGGCATATGTTAAGATGTATGGTATTGCCGAAGCCATTAACATCAATGAAACCCTTATATCTAAAAAAATTGCGGATGCCGTTGATGTCATGTGTAGACGCTATATCAATAACATTCAGAATTTTTATGATGATATTGAAAACCTCACAGTTACATATGAAACGAGTACAGGTAATAGAGTAGGTAGTCTATATAGTTTCACCAGATACCAACCCATTAGTTTTCCAATTACTCCATCAGATATTGGAACGGCACGAATATATACCGATAAAAACAATCCCGATTTCGTTGGATTAAATATCACTGATGAGCCAATTGCTATTAATAATGATGATGATAAAGACAATAAGTTAAATGAGTTCTTGAAAAAATCGAACATTGCGGGGTCAAGGGCAGCAATCAGACGTGGTACATATGAGTTTACGACAGAAAACATACCGTATCTCCCCGACACATATAATGATAAAGATTTTTTTGGAAGTCGGAACGAAAACAAGGGTCTGGCAACAATTAACATAAGAGAAGGTGGCGATACTGGATTATATACACGATTTCTTAATGAATACTCGTATTACGGTTTCTATGGTGGAACAACATATAAATCAGTTGGTTTCGATACTTGGGATGACATCAGTTTTTATTATCCCGATAGCATGGATATCGCATATAATCAAGGACATTCATCGTTCACAGGTACAGATTCATCTAATAAGAAAGGCACTTCGGTATTCTCAATGGGGAATAACATCATTGATGTCTGGACACAAACACTGGCAGAAGACGATAACGATGAAAAACTCTATCAATATCTAACAAATAACAATAGATTGAGTTCGGTATTATTTCTTTCGAATTTCGGGAATACTTTGAGTCCTTTTGTACGGTTTCCGAATAACATAAATAATAATTTTTTCACAACACCTTCAATCATAGGAACACCAGCATATGTTGGTGCGTATGTCGGTGCATTACTTAAAGCAATTGAAGAAGGTTGGGAAGACGATATTCTGGATTTCTTTACAGGGACATCAGTATCACAAGGAATAAAATTACCAAATAGGGGTTACTATGTTTTAGCTGATTTACATGATGTCAGAGAATATCTTTCTGAAAACGATAAAGATGTTTTTATTGATGAATATAGAAAATTCATGGAAAATTTCGATACGTTTCAGGAAGATTTTAAGAAGCTATATAATCTAACAAATAACGTAGCGATTAGAGACGTTAAGACCAAAGATAAGAGATATAAATATTTCTTAGACCCTAATGTCGATACAGAAAAAGATTTTAACACGTGGGGAGAAAAAGGACAGTTTTCCAATCTAATGAGTAGGTTAATTTACAGGAAATCAGTTGTGATTCACAGTGAAAAAACATTTAAGAGAGTTCCGTTGACAGATTTTTCACCCGGTTACGTATCGCTATTCGAAATCAATAATAATATCGAGTATGGTGATAGGTATTACAAACCCACAACCGATTTATATTTTCAAACCTTATTCAGTAGGTTATCGTCATCAATTGGTGAAACTAAAAATGAACTGAGACAAGAAGATATCAAGGCGAAAAAAATAAGGGGTGATAAGGATATCATTAATCAAATGTATTACTCGTTCAAAAACATAAACGATAAATGGTTATCGGGGACAGGTGAAGCCAAAAGAAATTACCCACTGATTTCAGGAAACAACACCAAATTGATTGATAGGTTTGCTTTTGTTGATAGGGCGATGAATCCAATTGGTGAGACCATGATAAATGCTGAAATGCTTATTGATTTGGCTAATGATGATAGCGCAAGTGTGTTCACAGTAATATCATCATTATTATCAGCTAACGGATTCGTGTTTTTCCCGTTACAAAATTTCCTGAGTTTTGAAAACGATAAGTCGTGGGAAGACAGTTTTAAAATACAAACGGGTTCGATTTCAGATAAAGAAGAAACATATTTTGTTGCGATGTATATAGGTGGAACATCAAGCTACCCCTCAATCAGAACCAACGGTTTTGAGGAAGACGGGGTTATTAGTCTTGATGAGCCGGGTTTACCCGTGTTCTCTTCCAGTGCCGATACTCAACAATATAATGAAAATCAGAATCAGGTAAAAGCTAAAGAGAATTTTCCTTGGGGTCAGGTACGTGCATTCCGAGTTAGATTCGGAGAACAGAATCAATCCATGTTCGAGGATATCAAAATCGATAGTAAGGAGTACAATGACACCAACGAAAGTATTCAGATATTATCAAGACTTGCAGGTGACAATAAAGAAAGTCAACCAACACCGAAAGGACAGAATCTCTATAACATGTATGAAAACAGGTCATATAAGGCAAGTGTTAGTGGTTTCGGGAACGCAATGATTCAACCCACACAATATTTCCAATTGGAGAACATTCCCATGTTTAATGGCGCATATATTATATTAGATGTCGAACACGATATCAGTCCGAATAAAATGAGAACCACGTTCTCAGGAACAAAGATATTAAAATATCCCGTTCCAAGAGTAACGGATTCCATTGCATCTCGTGAATTTAGTGACATTAGTGCTGGTGAAGCAGCAAGGAGAGCAGCGGAAAGCGAGAATACCCCTGCGCCACAAGCCACAATGATGACACCTGAAAGACTCACGCAACTTAATTCGGTTTATGGTATCGATGTCTCGCATTGGAATGGTAACATCGATTGGACACTCATGAAGAAAAACAGCGTACCTATTGATTTCGCATACATGAAAATCACACAAGGTAGTAGCATTGATTCATTTAATTATACTAAGTATGACTTCACTAAGAACATAAGAGAAGCAAAAGCTAATGGTATTAAGATAGGTGTCTATCATTTTGCGGAATTCGGGAGAACAAGTAGTCCTGTTAATGACGCTAATGCCGATGCCGATAATTGTTTAGATAACATCGCATTAATGCCAAGTCCACCAGATTTACCGATTGTCCTTGATATCGAAGACGATGGATTTAGGAAGAATTATTTATGGAGTAATAAGAAAGAAGATATTAAAACATATATTGATACTTGGATTAGTAGAATCGAAGATGCTGGTTATGAAGTCATGATATATAGTGGTATTTTCCTAACGAATTATGAAATCGATTACCTGTCTAATTATCCTCTGTGGTTCGCAAGGTATTACACACTTACGGGCAGTGCTAACCCAGAAAAAGACTCACCAAGTACACCAATTAGAACGTGGAATGACTGGACTATCTGGCAATTCAGTTCACAGGGTAATGTAACGGGAGTCAATGGTGGTGTGGATATAAACGCAATGCGGAAATCTTTTTTCGATAAATACTAATGAAAAAGGTCGGTGTGAACCGACCTTTTCTCGTTTTAAACCAATTCTTTTTTCAATTCATGAAGTTCAATAATGTTATCGTCCACGGTATCTTTATCAAATCTCATTTCATTGATTTTCTTCACGGCTTTTTCAATGTTTTCTTTATTGGTTTCTTCCTCGATTTCATTTAAAATTTCAAGTGTTTCGGTTTTATAGGTTTCAAGTAACTGCTGTTTATCGTTATTGTTTGCTTTAATCAAAGCGTTAACGAGATTTCTATCATTATTATCAAGACCAGCGTATCTCTGGTTAAATTTATTAACAGCGATTTCCAATACATTTTCATTAATTTCCTCAATATCAACGTTCTCTGTTAAGGTTTTCTTGGGTTTTTGTATGTGAGTTAATATTGTTGCAAATGCCTCGTGTAGTTTATCTACGTCTACTTCATCACTAATGCTAAGAGATTCCCTTATCAAATCATCAATCGCACCATATAATGAAACTCTATCGAGGTCATGCTCGGCTTCATTTAATACTGGAACAACGTCTTCCGTAAGAAAGTTATTTAGTTTCTGTTTTTCTTCATGGATTTCCTCAATGGTATATATTTCAAATAACTTGATATTGTTATCAATATATCTTGTAGCTGCTTGTTCGTTTTCAATGTATTTGTTTTCGATATTATTGAAAACTTTGAATTCCAGTTGAAGAACAGGAGAATTCTTTACCACATCCAAAAAGTCCTTGGCGAGTTTCTTTGACTCAACAATTAGCTTATCGTTGAAATACGATTCCCTTAATTTATTAGAAATTATCAAATTAGCAATTCCTATGTTGACGTTTTCCATTTCGTATAGTTCGATTTAATATAAATACTGTAATTAATTATAAACGCTTATTAAGTCTTTATCATAACATAAATACTCGAATTATTCATCAAATTCAATATTTTCGATATCTTCAATATTAATGTCATTTAATTCATCTTTTTTTTCTGATTTATTCATGGAGTTGGAATTCTCAATTAGGGAATCAATTTCCTCGACCATTCTCTCAGCATTTTTATTTAATAACTTGTTTTTCCTGTGGTTTTCCTGAATAATATCCCTTTCAAAACTTTCGTCATCGTCATCATTCTTTTTCTTACCGTACACCAGTTTATTAATATGGTTATCATATTCTTCCTCAGAAAGACCACGATTTTCCATCATAGGAGCACCACCAGCAGGTGCGCCACCAACGGGAGCACCGCCACCCATGTCTCCACCAACGGGTGGCATTCCACCCATATCACCACCTATCGGAGCACCACCCATATCACCAGCAGGAGGCGCACCGCCTTCAGGTGGCATTCCACCCATATCACCAGTACCACCAGTCATCTCCATGTCCTCGATGGGAGCACCAAATCTCTTGTCGATATCAGTAAAAAGACCAGATTTTTTTATCGATACTGGGGAATCCTGAAGTTCTTGCATAACGACTTTCTCCATTTTCTGTTGTTTGAGGTCATCTACGATTTCCTTATCGCTCATATTGAATATCATGCGTTTTGCCTGAGTATGGGACATTGCAGCAATACCAGCTTCACCACGTGTGAGTTCGGTATAGGTTTGTGCTTTGTCACGCATTAATTCGGACTTCAGTAGTTCTTGTTGTGTGCTTGGATTTGTGAGCGTGATTTGAAAGCTATTAAGGTCTTCACCTGTATAACCCAATAAATATAAATGAATCATTGCCATTTTATTGAGTTCCTGAACCATAGCTTGCTGGATACGATTTATTTTCTTAGCGAATCTGATATCGTATTGAGCCAGATTTTTACCACCACCAGCAGCGTCCTGAAAACTTAGAAACGGTTTCGGTACACCAAGTCCCACAAATAAATTATCACGAAGATATTCGATGTCATGAATATCATTGAGATTTTGAGCACCGGGTAGTGTTTCAATACCAGTCTGAGTGTTAGCATTTCTAACGGGAAGGAAGTAATCTTCATCATTACCGAGAACATTGAATCTGTAATCGATTTGACCGTCATTTGGTTGAACCTGTGCGCTCTTTTTAAAAGTGGTTGCCACCTTATAGATATATTCTTCAATATCGTCTTCATCGATATTACCAACATCGATTTTAAATACTTTTTTCTCACCAGCACGAATTATACGATAGGTTAGCATAGCATCTTCTGCCATAACAAGCTGACGAAAAACTCTTCTGATTTTATTAAGTATCGATGAACCATAGGGTAGATACTTATCATCTCCAAGTAATCTAAAGTGTGCGATTTCAAACACATTAAATTCATCACCTGTCATTCTTTCCTTGAATCGTACCAGTGGTTTACCATCCTTAATTCTTTCAAATCTCTCGATTTCAAAATTAACAAGTTGTTTAACATGGGTGATACCTTTTTTCCTCTCACCGTAAAGCAGGACAAAATTATCACCATACTTACAAACGTTTCTCGTCCAAAAAGGCAGGTTAACGTTTACATTTACAGTATCATAGAAAAATTCTTCTAACAGGGTTTTGATTCTTTCCTTGCTCGAATAAATATTCAACATCTTACCATTTAAACCAATGGTTGTGGCTTCTTCCATAAATAAATCCAATGCAGAAGAAATAATCGGATAATATTCCATCCCCTCATAATCGATGTAAGCTGGAAGTCGTGCTGCTTCATATTGAAGTGCTTTTTGAAAACCTCTGTCTGTGGTTCTGAAGAACTTGTTTTGAAGTTCCTTTTTTTGTTGAATTTCAAGTCCTTTTTTATGTACTTCTTCAGGGGTTCTACCCTTAATTACTATTTTCTCCTTTTGAGGACTTGTAATTGATGCAACAGATGTATCGTCTTGAAAAGACATACCGTCAAGATTCAGCATCTGATTTAATTGTTGGTATATCGTTCCTTTATTTTGTTTTTCCCCTGCCATTTTTATAATTTATTATAGTTTTTTATAAATACTCTGAAATTTCGGAAAAGTCAGTTAAATATAAATACAATCTATCTTTTGTTTTTCCCATATTTATCTTCAACACCTTGGAATAACCAAGAATTTGCTCCATAAGGATTTAACGGGTCACGATTATCTGCGGTAAATATTGGTTTTTTTCTCTTGACTTCTTTTTTTCCGATTTCACTGATATCGTTATTGGTTAGTATGGCGTTTATCATTTTTTCGGTTACGCCTTTACTTTGCTTGTAACGAGCCATATCGTAATTCAAAACATACAATCCAATAGCCAAACCCATGATACTGTCATCGTGAAATGTTCGTTTGTGGTCGGCAATCCTATTACCGCTAACGGTGATAAAGGTCTTGAGTTCATCGAGAAGCCTCTGTGACCTAATAAGCACGTCTTCAAGATGAATCGCTCTTTGCATTTCAAGAAGAACGGAAGGACGGTTGTTACCGATGAAAAAACCGGGTATCAGGTCAACACTAATCACACTACCGTCTGGCATGGTCTTCTGACCTTTTTTAATATAACCCTGTAAACGGTCTCTACTTGGTTTATGTGTTACTTCGGCAAAATGCACGTTTTCATATCCGTATTCCAAAAGTTTCTCCACGGTTTGCACACCATAACCACCAGTGATATCGACAACAGCGTAGGCATCGTTATACATTTTACCGAATTGATACGCTACTTCGGCAAGCATTTGAGGTGTGAGTTTACCATAGTACTCCGCAACCTGTTCGACTCTATGCCTTTTTATCTTGACCTTCTTTTCTTTACCGTTTTTCTTAACAATCTTTTCTTCGATGATTTCACGGGTTTTCAACATATTAAGTGTGGAGTAGTCCTCACCATGTCCGGGCGAGGCATCCAATGCCATGATATAGTCTTCTGCTGGTTCAGGTTCTTCAAAAATCCACATGTTGTTATCAACATACGCCTGACGAATTGGTACGCCTATCTCATTATCTTCGATTCTTTTAAGATATTCTTCAGCAATAAAGTTATCACCAGAACCCAAGAATGAACAAAGTAATTCCTGTGCGATTTTACGCATGTCACCATTGGCATTTGTCACCTGTTCCTCGAACCAAGGACAACTGGCTTCCCAGCCATCATCCATAAGCCTTATTCTGTGTTCCTTAGACCAATCGTTATCTTCTTGTTTTATCTCGTTTTTCTTGTTCTTGTTTTTATACCAACACAGACCCTCATTATATCTGGGGTCATTAAACCACCAAAGCTCAACGGCTTTAAACTGATTCTTTTTTTCACGACCACCCTTAAATGTTTTGTAGAATACGGCATCGAGTCCAGATGGGGTACTTACCATAATTGCACGACCACCAGTTTGTAATGTGGGGAAAGCTGCTGTCCAGAATTTATCTCCTTTTTCTGGCCATGCGGTTTCGTCCCAGAAAATCAGTGTCGGTGTATAACCTCTAAGTCCACCTTTTGCACTAAAAGCACCGAGTTTCGATTCGTTATCATAAACCTTAAGTTTCTGAGTATCTTTGAGATTCTTACTACTGGCTTTACCTGTTTTTGGTCTGAGCCAAGACGGGCAGCTTTCAATGAAATCAACGACATCGCCCATGATTTCATCACGAGCGGTTTCTAAACGGTCGGCAACAATTGCTACCTGTCTGTTTCTTTGAAACATTATATACCATGAAATATATGCACACGTGGTTGTGCTTATACCCGCCTGACGATACTTATTAGCTATTACAAATCGATTCTCTTTATATGATTGAATCAATTCTTTTTGGAAATCGAAAAGTTTAAATGGCACAATCATCCCACTAACGCCCTGTGTCTGGTCAAAGACGGTTAAGTAGGTTTCGATATAATACACGGGATTCGCAGCACAACGAATGATTTCATCTTCTTGTTCTTGATAAGTTAATTCGCTGGATTTTTTTATGACACCCGCTTTAGTAACGACAACCGCTTCTGGTTTCCCTGACTTCCTGAGTTTTTTCGCCAGTTTTCTGGCTTCTTCCTTATCCTTTTCTCTTTGAATATCCAAAGGGACTATCGGGACGTGTTCGGGAAACATCGAATCATCGGGTTTCACTTCATCGATTTTCTTTGCGCACATTTACAATATTTTATAATAAATACTAATGCACAATAAAATAGCAAGGCACGACAAGTATCTTGACCTGCCGTGCCTCGATTTCCTTCCTCCGAATGGTAGGATGAACTCTAAAATTTTAATGAAGAGGTTTCAACGAATTCATTACCTTTTAAAATAATTTTTCTAAAATCAAGTAATGCCTTTATTTTTTTTAATGTCATACCGTAATGAAACACGAGTAAAGGAGTGTCATCGTTGTCGCTTTCGAACATCTGTTCGTAATCGCTGTATCCAGATGTTTCTATCTGTCTTTCGGTTTCATACGCCAAAGCATGAATCGTATGATAACCATGCATGTATTCACGGTCTACTGCTTCGTGAAGGCAAAATAAATCAAATGAAGATGTTTTCAGATTAAAAATCGCATCAATATATTCTTCGGTTGGCGGGTCAGCATTGTTACAGGCGGGACTAATGTCCCACATCCAAGCCTCAACATCGATATTAGTGGGGTCTAATGAAAAAATAAATTCATATAGTCCTTCATCTTTGGCGTTGTAACCTATTTTTAAAACATATATTAGCTTCAAATTGTTCTCATCGTGGTTCATATCGTGATTTTCATATAAATACTGAACCACAGGAAATCTTGATTAGTTTTTCGATAACTCTACCCCTGTTTCTCGATTAATCACATCTAATGCAAATCCATATTGTGCAAGGGTTTTCATTTCTTTATTTGTTTGAGACAGATAAAGCATATATGCGACAAAACTAATGATTGCTGCTATAATGGCATAAGTGGAATTCATGAATGCGATTAAAATCCCCAATATGAGAAAAGCGTGCCTCATGACATTCAAAACGGTTTTCCAACTCAAGATGACATTAAGAATATCATCGCAGTAACGCATTAATATTCTACGATATTCAAACCAATCGCATTCCGAATTATCTTCTTTTGCACCCTGAACACTTGCAAAGATTTCAAGTTCACGTTTTTTCGAGCCACCAATATAGGTTCTCTTAAATTTTAGTTTATTAAATTTTCTGTGTATCATGACTGATTATACGACATCCATAATAAAAGGTTACAAAAAAACCCGAATTTCTTCGGGTTTTTCATAACTTTATTTTAAAACATATGATATGGATTCATATTATCCCGCTGTACCACCCCATTGGGTTCTACCTTGTGTACCACCATGACTGAAACTACTTGGTGTTGCTGTGTCTTTTTCCTGTTGTGTTGCGTATTTTACCGTATCACGGTCAGCAAGTCTCAGAGTTCCACCGTTATTATCCACATACTGCTTAAGTATTTCATATTTGGTTTCAGTTGGTGTGGTCTTAGCTGCTCTTGCAATCGCACCCATTTGAGGGTTAATCAGGATATCACTAAACGCCTTATTGAAAAGTTTTTCAACCTGACCCGGGTCGTTAGGGTTCATTTTACCGAATTTTTCCCTTACACTAAAACCCATGATTTCATTCATTGCTGCGTTTTCAAATAATCCGAGTTGCTTATCAATAACTCTATCGAGTTTTAAAAGTGTTTCAGATTTTTTGTTTTCATTCAATACTGGTTTTCTCATACCAGCTTTTTCTTCGAGTCTGTTACGAACGTATTTTCTGAGTTTGATTTCGGCTTCAGTAACAGGAACACTTTCTGGTTTCACAACACCAGCACCCATTGAGTCAAAACCCGCACCGATTTCAAATTTTTCTTCACCTTCTTTCATTTCGACTTCAGGAGCTTTTTCTGCGCTGAGTTTTTTACCTTGTTTTTCACTGACCTTGATATCAACAGCTTCTTCTATTGAAGTTTCATCGAGAGATTGTTGTAGAATACCGATTGCATCACCCCAATTTTCTTCATCACTGGTTTTCGTCATATTAACCAAACCCTTAATCATGTATTCCGCTTTATCAGTATCATAGTCTTCACCATGTGCTTTTTTCAAAACAGTTACCGCATATTCTCTGAAATCTTCTTCCGATTTAACATCATCAGAACTTTCAACCATATTGGGTTGAACTTCGAGACTGTCCGTGGGAACTTCAGGTCCTTCCTCTTGAACGCTACCGTATTTACTAAGGTCTACACCTTTAGCACCACCAACTTGATTTTTAATAGTGGTTAAAATACTTTGAAGATTAACTGGTTGTCCACCAGCTTTTTGCATTCTCTTATTAAGGGAATCAACTTGACTACCTAAATTAGCAGCAGCTTTTTCGAGTTTCTTTACTTCACCTCCAAGTTCACCTGCGTGATATGTTTGTTTCACATTAGTTGCTGCTTGTCCAACAGCTTGTTTAACCTGACCAGCCTTGTCTGCAATATTTTGTCCGAGATTTTGTGCACCTTGTTTAATACCTTGTCCAGCAGCTTTACCCAGATTTTTAAGACCACCAAATAATTCGTTGAGTTCAGCTTGTTTGGTTTCGTCATCCATTCCAGTTACTATTGGTTCGACTTGTCCTGCGAATTCCTCGTGTCCGTATTCCGACCTGAGTTTTTCCAGAATTTCAGGTGTAGCGAGAAGCGCAACTATTTGAAAATCACCATCATTTTGACCTTCACCATGTGCATTTGCGTATCCGCTCATGAGATTAGCCATTTCTTCATCACCACATTCCATAAGGGACTCAGCGGTATAGCCTCTGGATTCAGCGTATTCTTTAAATCCACCACATTCATTACAACCCTCGCCTTTACCTTCTTCCATTTCCTCATCACCGTCTTGAGGTACTGTATCGGCTACACTTTGTTTTTCCTCGTCACTGGTGACGTTTTGTATCATGTCGGCATAATCTTCTCTTTCTTTCTCACCGAGTTGTCTGAATTTATTTTTCGATGGGTCATCATCACCACCTGATTTAAATGCTGATAAAAATGTACCGAGAAGCCATGCGGTTCCAGTGGCATCAATATCTTCTTTTCTGATTTCATCGGCAGCACTTCCAATTTTATCCATTAGAGAGTCACTTAAATTACCTGTACCAGTACTTTCTTCTTCCTCACCACCTTCAGGTGCTACATCGATATCAACTTCAGCTTCTTCACCGCCTTCTGGAGCAGGTTCTTCACCACCTTCAGGTGCTACATCCATTTCTTCCTCACCGCCTTCAGGTGCTTCTTCACCACCTTCAGGAGCCATATCTATATCGACCTCTGGAGCAGGTGCTTCTTCACCACCTTCAGGAGCGGGTTCATCAGTCGGCATGTCTTCGATGCCAGCAGCCATTTCTTCCTCACCACCATCATCAACAGGTTCCGAGGGAACATCAGCAACGGCAGCAGCATCTGTAGCTGCTTCCAAATCATCAACTTTTTTACTTGCAGCAGCAATTTCTTTTTCGGCATTGTCTTCATTCAGAACCTTTTTCTTACTACCTGTCTTACTTACTTTAGTCGAAAGCGACTCATTAATAGTTGCAAGTAGAAAATTTCTATTCTTATCAGCCGTAGCAAGTGACGGATATTGATGTTCGGTTATATTAGATAAACCACCAATATATGCGAAATCCGCAACACTTGGATTTTCTTTCAACCCACCTTTTTTTATGTAATACTGGTGATTTTCTTTCACGATGCCATAAGCAACACCGTCAGCAGTACGCTTAACATCGATTAGAGTTCCTAATGAACGGTTTTCATTTAGAGATGAAGTTCCCTTAATGTTAGCTAACTGTCTCATTCTTGCGTTAAACGCATCTTCGCTTTTATGTTTTGCCATTGTAATGTCTTTTTATATGGTATTATTATGCTATATTTTTTTATAAATACTTGTACGAGACCAAAAATTATAATATTTGACGATTTTCATTAATGATTCCGTGTTTAACGAGCATCTCATTAACTTTCGGAGTAATGAGATTTTTTCTCACATAGTTATCAATTACCGATTGATTCACACGTTCTTTCGAAATGCTTTCATTCAGAAATTTCTGATTATTATGTAAATCAGCAACAATATCATAGAATACCTTTTCGGCTTTCTTATTCTCGATATATTCATTCAATTGTGCTCGTGTTACAATAAATTTTCTCATGATTAATCATCAATAAATTCGTTAAGACTCAATTCCTTGGTGAGGTAATCGTTTTTCATTGAAATAAGTTTTTCAAGATATCCGTTATTTCTCAGAATTTTAAATGCGAGGTTTTCAACGGAATATTCGCCACCAGTATCGAGACCCGATTGTCTCATTTTTTTTATTTTATTTTTAAGTTTTTCGTATCGTTGAAGAAAGTTTTCTTTGTTCCTATTGTCTTCGAGGTCATCAATGGCGTTCATTAAATCAGCAGCTTTCAATTGAACCGCACCGCTATTGATATTTACAATTTTCTTTGTCGGCTTATTTATCCACTCATCTCTAACAAGTGAATATGTTCCGCTTGAATGGTGTGGTTCTTTACTATCCTGAAAATACATCTCAACATCATGCCCTTTGACTTGAATCGGAAGATTTTCTGCCCATAGTTGTTTTTTTAATTTAAAAAAGTCACCCACAAAATCATTGTTTTCCGATATCTGGTCGAAATCCAATACAATATGTATATCTAAGTCAGAGTTGTCATTATAATTGTAGTTTGCCATACTACCTGTTAATATAATGTCTTCGAATTTCAGGTTCTCGGCATCACTAAATTCAATGAATCTCTTGGCATTTTTTAATAGTGTTTTCCTGACTTCGGATTTCATTTTCATGTCGTCCCAAATCAGAGGATTCAATTCGTTATGCATTTGTATGCTGGACACATCAACAGCGTCTGGCTCAATAACTTCTTTAAGGATATCGTTAACATTTTTCTTTGACCAGAATTTACATGACCAGTAACGAGGTGTGGTTTTATCCTTGGCTGTATCACATTTGTGACGAGCACGGAAATTCTTGCGCCTTTCGGGGTTATCTCGTTTGATTTCCATATTCTTGTCACCAAAGTTAACCTTTTTAACGTTATCAGTACTGGGGTCTTTTACAAAGACCTTATACTTCTTAACATCACCACGCACGGGTTGGTTAAGCTCCACATCTTTTCCTTGATATTCAGCCATTGTACGTTAACAGATTTAGTCCTTATTTTTTACCTTCACCCAATTCAATTTCATCCTCACCTTCTTCGCCACCGATTTCAGGTTCATCAACAGGAATTTCTTCACCGCCTTCAGGTTCGACTTCCAGTTCTTCTTCACCTTCTTCACCATTAATCATTGCATAGAGTTCCCCAACCTTTTCTTTGAGTTCTTCATATTTTTCTTCAACTGATTTTTCTTCAACAGGCATTTCTTCGCCACCGATTTCGGCAGGTACTTCGCTATCATCATTTGTTCCAACGATTTCGAGTTCTTCATTTAATCGGGGTTTGAATGTTTTATCCAATCTACCCATTACCTCAAAAAGTCTTTCTTTGTTTTGTCCCATAATATAGTTTTTTATAAATACGTGATTATTTAATCATTTTTCATAAATACTCAGCGATATTTAAATGGCTTCAGTATTTATGATAAATTCCTGTACAAAATGAATTTAGAATGCTTGAACGACATAATCACCAGTAATTTGGCTATTCATATAGACCTAACCAACTTAAATTCTTGGGATTTAAATACTGGATTAACTTCTTTTAGTCTTACTAAATGGAGTGGAGCGGTTGCCGATAACATCAATTTAATGGATTTCGGATTAACCGCATTTGATAACGGAAGAATGGATGCCATGTGGGAAGGTATTGAACTAACCCCAGAAGACAATGTTCTTTCAATGTATAGGGTTGGATACAATGATGTTCAGAATCCCAGTACAGGGGAAACGACTGGCGTTACAGTTAATACGCAATACCTACCGATATCTGCAATCACGACAGGAACATCAGGGAATTATTTTGATTTAAATGGCGGGTATTTACAAGGATTTTTTAATTTAGAAGGATTTAATTATCAATTACTTCCAACACGATATGGTAAGGGTATAACAATTGAAACACTGGTATATCTTTATCCAGATTCGCATGGTATATTCTATATGATGGGTGCTCGTGCAGAGGACAAATATAATCCGTTTTTTAGTGGAGAAACAATGACAGGTAAAACCATTACAGGAATTAATACGAGTTTCGATAACTATTTAGATGCACTACAACCCAAAGAAGTACTAAATAAAGCATTTACTTCCCCAGAAGATAATATGACGAAAACCGTTTACAGCGAAACACCACCAATTGATAACATCAAAAGCAATGTAATTGCGTTCGAACTCACACAAGACCATAGACTCACATATAAATATGTTGATGATAGTGGTTTGATTCAAACCAACACATCTTCTTCAGTAGTGAGTCAAACAGGATTCACGATGATTTCAATTGTCTTCACGCCAGAAGACACACTCAGTGACGAGGAACTTGAGTGTGCGGAACGCAGAACAGGTAAACTGATATTCTATGTGAATGGTCGTGCTGTCTGGATTAATCATGATTTCCCCGAATTCTATTTCAGTTCATTTAATAACGACAAAGAGAAACAAGAAGGTGTTCCTTATAGCATTAGTTGGGGTGGTGGAAGTTTTGGTCTTGCTGAATCATGGCATTACGATTATCAGACATATGTATTATATGATGGTCAAGACACGGCATACATTAATAATGCGTTCATGGTCGAACCTGACCCGATTCCAACAAATTGTTATGACCCGCCTACAGGTGATACCAGTGAAGCTGGTTTTGTTTTAAGTGCGGATAGCACCACATTTACATATACCGAAGAATGTGACCCCGATACCGAATTGCCTCTAACTGTCATGCGCATGGATTATACTGGTGGAACCGCAAGCACGTATTTCTTGAAGTTCTTGCAACCCGTATCGGTTCTATCGAATCGAGATTATGTTGTAGATGTGTCGCTATATGTTGACAATATTTTCAGTGAGGGTAGTACGAATAGCATAGGTATTTTAATGTATAGCGATGACGTGGATATCAGTATGCTCGATGACGTGGAATACGTATATCCACCAAGACTTTCATTAATTGACCCAGATGGTGAGGGCGAATATCCTTTTCCTGATAGAGAGGAATACATGTGGTCGGTGGACGGCATACTTTATTACGGTGAAACAGGTTATCCCGTGACAAGAAATTCCATATTATCAGTTGGTTCTCAGGGCGTGAACCCCACACCAAACAGCATTAATGTATCTGGAGAAAATAAATGGGTGTCGTTAAAAAGCACGTTTAGAACTCCAGATAATACTGGTCAACAATTTGTTAGCCTTGGTTTGTTAATTGAAACCACAGGTGAATTACTGACAGGTGGAACAATATATATTAATGGTTTCGAATACACGGCTTCCGATATTCTTGTACAAGACCCAAGGAAATCTGGACTCACAATTGAAAACAATTTCGATTCAGGTTTTATTGGTGGTATTCAAAAACTCAGGGTTTATGACCGAGCATTTACCGCTCCAGAAATTTTACATAATGCGTTAATGGAATCCAATAAAAACTCCGATATACTGGTTAGTAAAGGTGGTCGAATTATCTATAGGTAAATATGGCAGATTTTGATGATTATTATAGCGATTATGATGAGTTGTTCCGTGAGATACTGGGATTGATGATGAGTAAATCAAACCAAAAAATTCGTTTGAGAAAAATCAACCCCAATATGTATCAGAAAGCACTTAATGAATTCATGCAATACGGCAAGTTAATGCGTTTTCCCACAAAATATGTCGAACAATGGAAAAATATCGTCATTCAGAATTTCATGTATTTGGATGTGATTACGATGTTTTTCGGTCACACGTCTTGGTTCGAGACAGATGCATTTAATGACACGGTTCTCAATACCGATGAAACAGGTAAAAGTGTTAGTGATTGGAGTGAGGCGATGGAATATATTGAAGAAATGGGATATGACGATGTACTGGATAACATTTTACCGCAATTTTCGAATGGTCATGATTTAATTAGTGATTATGGTTTAGAGCCTCTGAGAAAAATTATTGGGGAACTATATGTAACCGATGACCCTAATCAAATCTTGGTTTTAATTAATAAAGCACTCGATGTGTCACATCAAAGGTCAGATTTATCTGAATTATTTATAGAGGGTGGTGAGGCTTCTCTGGATAGAATTTCGGGAACCAATGAAAGTGTCAGGAGAATCGTTAGGGAAGAAATCAAGAATTTTATGATTGCAAATGATAGGTATTAGTTATGAGTAAGGCACAAGAAATCTATGTGGGGTGGAAAAATCTCAGCTTTCCCAATTACCGAATCGAAAAAGAAGCCAAACGAAGAATAGCTATTTGTGTCGATTGTTCCAAATTCACAAAAAGAAATTTTTGTGAATTATGTGGATGCTATATGCCAGCAAAGGTCAGGAGTCCGAAATCCAGATGCAGGTTAGGTAAATGGTAATTACATGTTATAGCTATACTTTACATAATTAAATGTCTCAGATGACCATTCCAATTTATTGCTTGAGGTGATTAAATACGTGTTCTCAATTGCTGAACCCTGAACCTCATTAGAATCAACACTGATTTTCGAATAACCGTTAAGTTGTCGTGTTTCATTCTTTACTGTAATATCTATTTTACCATTTAAACAGATAACATTTCCAATGTAATATCGTTGCTTTAAATTAAAAACCGAATCTTTGGGAAGAAAAAAGAATACCACACTATCATTTGGGTTATCGTGACTAATAATTTTTTTAAATTTAATTTTACTGTCGTCTTCACAATTGTCCCAATCAGTAAAAAAACGAATAATAATACCGTCATCGATTTCGTGAATAGATGGCAACTCCTTGAGCATTTCATTTTTTCTTTTAGTGATTAACTCATCGATTTTCTTTAATACTTTTTGTTTCTCGGTTTCCATTTAAATTAACAATATGATGTAATATCTATACTATCCTTTTGGTCATCAGTTCTCAATTCCAGAGTCTCGCTTTCAATGAAACTCTGGACAAAGTGTTTAATAAAAAGTTCTCGAATTTTAGCAGGAGCTTTTTTAAATGCTTTAAATTCAATTTCGTCATCATCCATATTAGATAGAGTCACATTTATGTCGCCCCAATCGAAACCATCATACCATGACTCACCACTGGGTTCAATTGCGTCTGCCATAGTTCCACCCCAACGACCAGCATCGTACCAACCATCAACGCTAATATCGATTTTATCCGCATGAAAATATAGGTTAAATCTAACGGGTTGCTTTTCACTATCGTAATGATAATCAACATCTACTGAATATACCAATGACAATCTATCGGCATCCTCAGTATTCCTTTCATCCCAGTTCCCCGTAACATAAGAATCTTCAACATTTACTGTTTTTACTTTATCATTTGTTTCCAGAAGTGCGTCACAAATGAACTGCTTTTGTAGTTCCTCATTCATCAGCAAATCGTTGATTTCCTGCTCTTTAAGCCTTTTATCGTTACCAAGAAAGTCAAATTGTTCAACTTCTTCTGCGATGATTTTGATGATTTCTTTCACGTTTCCCAATTTATTTTTTTATAAATACTGGAAAATGTTGATTATTTAAAAAGTTTTGTAAAATTTATCACGTGTCTCAGTATTTATATTTGAAAGTCATTGCTTAATAATTGTATTAAGTTAGGTCTGGTAAGTCAGGAATGACTTTCAAAATTTTTAAGCCAGTTAGTGGTTATGTAAAATTTTGAGACTTGACTAATTTTATTTGATTGCATCACATTTTGTGGTGCAATCATTTTTAAAATTGACGTGTATTTATAATAAAATAAAAAACATGAATCCAGAAATAAAAGAAAAAAGATTAAAGCGAATTGAAGCCAAACTCGAATTGGCAAAGAGCCAAAAGAATACCGAAAAAATTAAACTTCTTGAAGAAAGATTAAAAAAGATTAAAGAAATTTAATTTTTTTCTGAAAAAAGTTTGTATTTATGGTTTTAAGTGCTATATTTGCACTTGTATTTATGAATTATCATTAAGAGATGAAAAATTTAGTGAACATAGTGCCCCAACCGCAACAACATCCACAGGATGGTGAATGGGGAAACTACACTTAATTTTTCGAGACGAAGTTTTAGGTTAAACACGAACCCCATTCTGAAAAGAGTGGGGTTTTTTTGTAACCTTTTTTAAATAAAATCGTATCATGGCAAAAGAAAAGAGTGTAGAGAACAAAAGAAAGAAATTGGAACAACAACTTCTGAGATTTAAAGACAATCCAGAAAAAGCACGTAGATTGCAAGGGAAACTGGCTGCTTTAAAAGGCAAGAAGTAAGGTTATCGGGATATAGTACAGTTGGTAGTATGCGTGCTTTGGGAGCACGAGGTCGCAGGTTCGAGTCCTGCTATTCCGACCAACAACTACGAGTGAGCGAGTTTGGTTTAAGCTGCTGGTCTTGGAAACCAGTGTCTGCACAAGGGTAGTGTGGACCGGGAGTTCGAATCTCCCCTCGTAGACAAGAACGATGATGATTTGTAATACTATTTGTTAGTAACTTGATGAATTCAGGAGGGAACGCCTGATGAAAAATAGTGAAAGCGGTAGCAACAGCATTACCGCTCGTAGGAGAGCGGAAGGTGTCGGTGGGAATCCGACTCATCGTTTACATGGTGGCGGTAGCTTGGTTGGTCGAAAGCGTCTGACTGTGACTCAGAAGAGCGGGGGTTCGAATCCCCTCCGTCACCCAAATGTTGTTTTATTATGATAAAATAAAGTAATGTTTTAGAATATCATGAATAATTAAAATTGTCTCGTAGTGTAATTGGCAACACAACTCCCTCTGAAGGAGAAGAGTGCAGGTTCGACTCCTGCCGAGAC